AACTTTTCCATGGTATCAGTTTTTAAAGCATTAGTAAAATCAAGACCATAAATTTCTTTACAGAAATTTTGATATGTTTGATTGTTAAAATACGGTTGAGCTTCAAGCCTAACGGCCGCTAACAAATCATCACCATAAATCTGACCTCTAATATATAACCAAAAATCATCAGGTTCAAATTTGACTGTTAGTTGCATTTTACCTCCATGCGCTGTGCACATATCAATAAAAGAATAGACTAACATAACTAAACCTCTCAAAGAATTATCTTCTGCAGTGGCATATTTACCACTTGGTTGCAGAGACGGAGCCGAAAATAAATCACCTTCCAGTACCACTGTGGGGTGTAAATTATCACTTAACGCTCCTTTAGCAATTTGAAGAGCTTCTGCATTATATCCAAAAAACTCTAATGTTAAATAGATAATTGTATTTGCTGCTAAACCTATGTCGTAAGGCATAGAAGTATCGAAACCTCTATAATCTCCTTCCATAAATTTTTTAGCAAATTCAAGAAGTTCTTTCAGAAACTTATCAACATCATCTGAATGCATATTAATTCCAATAGCAGTGTGAAATACATCACCATGTTCTACCATTAAAGAATAAAAAGGCATGAGGTACATGCGATTAACAAGTGTTGATTCATATGGACTCATACAAAAAACTCTCGTTTTCGCATCTCTCACTTTCTTCAGTGATCTAGGCTCATCTTTAAGTTGAGCACCAAGCAAAGGAATTGCATCTTCATCTTTTAGATAAGCTGAAATTTGTTCCATAACTTGTTCTTTAACATCATAAACTGGCATGTAACTGTCCTTTTTAAAAGGAAGTTCAGTTGGAGCACTATATTTTTTCTTTGCACCGGGCCATGTAAATCCTCCACTAGTGGAAGGTTTCATAGCTCGCATATAGAAATCTTCAGGAAATCCATTTTGAGCAACAGATAAGGGAATAGGTTTTAAACCCTTCACACCCTTTTTCTTCAATTCTTTAACAATGTGTCGAAAAATAGTATCAACAGTTAGTTTAAGAATTTTTGGATTTAAAGTTTCTTTTACAACCCCACAATTTTTAACAAAATTATTATAGGGTGCTTTGTATTCGCCATCTACGATCTTAGACCGCATTGGTGGTGGCAAAAATTTTTCTTCACCAGCTTCGTTATATGGGCTTACTCCAGTGAGTAACTCGGCTACGTCAATGAATTGGGTTCTCTCCAATTTTGACTTTCCTGGTCTTAAGGGTGTATAACCTTTAATTTTCCCATAGACACTAAGCGAAGAAACATCTTCAAATCTTAAAGGGGATCTTTCACTTACTTCCTCAATTCCAGTAAATTTAGTATTAAGTCTAACTTTACCTTGAGAATTAATAGTGAGAGTTGCTGTGGACTTCTCAAGAGCATCTAATGCTCTATTAATAGAAGTAAGCTCAATCGTTTGTCCATAAGCTTCAGAATGAACTGAGCCGGCTATATGGAGAGCAACAACTGCATATCCTAAGCCACATGAACCAAAAATTGGTGTGCCACATTGTCCAGTTTCATGTTCAGGCCAATCATATTTGAGTGGTCTTTGAACGTGAATGGGGCCAACCTCTGAGTTTTGAGCAACTAGAGGGGCAACATTTTTGAGGACTGTATCGTGATCTCCAATGTGACCTTTTCCACCATAGGGTGGATACATCACAGAAATTGGAGAAATAAAAGATGTAATATCTCTAAACTTACAACCTCGTAATCTAACTAGCCAAACATCACCTTCTACTTGCTGCATCTCATTATCATCAAGAGTAACCTTAATTTTCGATGTAGCGAGATCTTCTTTTAATTGAACTTCAACAGTCCAGTTATCAGCAGAACCTGGTTTGCCAAAAGAATGCCTATTAACTAGAACATAATCTTTACAAATACCAAAACATTGGGTAATAATTTGTTTTTCACCGAAAATACGTAAAAATCTTTTATTTTTAAGTACTACGGTACGAATTTCTTCGGGAAGGTTAAATAAGGTCTCATGACCTATAACCTCTGGAATGGGGCGATCCTTTGTAGTTGCATCCCAATCCATACCATTACCACGCTTTTTGCGTGGTTCTGGAAGAGTACATTCAGAAGTTTTCTCAAGTTGTTGAATAAATTCGTCAACTTCCTCTTCTGAGCGACTCTTTGATGAAGAAATTACTGCACCCTCAGTAAATGCTTTGCTCGTCTTTAAAAATTTAAAACAAAGCAAAAGTGCTGAGAAGGCAGCAATATATTTTCCAGTATTATAACTGGGTTTAACTAATTTAATAGGTTCAGTCTTATAGCCTAAAGTAGACATAAAAAATATCCACTGTCTTTCTATACAATCAGTGTAATAAGCACGCTTACAATTTGCGCTACGAATAGCAGAAATTTTAAGTAAGAGTGAATTTGGAATAACATATATAAATATTAGAGACAGAGTCCATAATATATACATCAAATTATATCCTAAAAGAATAGCAAATGCCATGCTAATTTCTTGAAAAATAGGACCAATTAAGTGAAAGGTTTCGACAGGTTCTTCTTCAATGAAAATAGGGTCGCTTTCACGCAATGGCTCTATTGTAGCACTTTCTGTGAGTACTTTGCAGTAATCATTGATGTCTATAGATTCACCGAGATTAAGTCTCTTCTCTTGTGCAGAGATATGATTCTTAAAGAGTTCTTTTAAAACATCAGTGAGAGCAAAAATATCACCACTACGAAGGTGGTGTATTTTGGAACTCTCTTTGATCGTGACAGGTTCTTCTGAATAGACATCGAATAACCATCTGTCAAGAGGTAATTCTTGTGAAGCTAAAGATTTAGCTACATCTAAACGGCAAGTGCCTGATAATTTATATTCTGGTTTTACTTCAGGATGGACATATAAAATACGTCTCCTGGCAGCAGCAGGATTGTTCAGTAAAACTTCGAGATTCATTCCTGGATCATTGCAATCTAGTAAACAAATTTCAGGTCTAACGAAAACATTTCCTTTACTGTCTAAATCTGCCATATTACAACTATAGGGTTGATTATCACATACTGAAAGAAATTCAGTAATGACAGGATCACCTCTAGTTTTAGCTATATTTCGATTTAAACAACCAGGCTCAGAGTAATGTATAATAGGTTGAGATAAGGGTTCATATCCCGACCAATATTCTTCACCAGCATTGCGGTGATACACATGTGAGTGTGCAAAAGGTCTATCTTTTACATGGGACCATAAACGTCCGACATAATCTACAAGTAGACCCTTACCAATACCAGGAGACCCTTCAAGGGCCACACAAAAAGGCATTGGTCTAATTGAAGCAGTAATTCTCTGAGAAATGGCTGATTCAATAAGTCTGATTTTTCTGTATGCACGTTCAACAGAGAGACGTTGAGTAGACATCCGAGGTAAACCATCAAGAATGGTTTTTCCCTCAAGGATAGTTTTCTTAACGTCAGTCATATATTCACGGACACAAACTTTTCCTTCTACAGGAAGACCGGAATAGGTCATATCTTGTAAAATTTCAAGTGATTCAACACTCTTAGTGAAAGTGGTGACTGGATCTTCTGAAGATAAAATATCAGAAAAAGTCATACCAGAATCATATCGGTCATAGAAACTCATAACTGTAATAGCAGAAGCCAAAGTTATTTCCATAAGACCAAGTGTAGTGGTTTTTTGAGCAACACCTAAAGTATTTGTGATTTTACTTGCAGTAGCGCTATTAAATAATTTAAAGCCCACTAAAGTTAACACAAAATTGCGTAGGGTAGTTACTAATTCAGATGATAATGTCATATCAAGATTTTTTGATATAGATCGCAAAACATCAATGGGTTTTGATTCCGTAGTAATGTTTTTCGTGGAAACGAACTTATAAAGTTCCGTCACGTGATGTATCAAAAAGGTTTTAATGACATCAATCATTTGAATGACTTTATCGCGTGGAAAAACACTGCGAATAAAATCAAAAGCTGCGACAAACAAATCTGAAATATCTCTTAATCTAAATAATTTATAGAAAAGGGATACTAAAGATAGAGCAAAATCAGTTACATCAGATGTTACATTTTGCAAAATTTTGTCAAGTAATGCTTTTACATCCGAAATGTCTGTAATAGCAGGTAAATTTAATCTGGCAATCATTTTATCCCTAGTAAAAGTAGATCGTAGGTACTTATCAAAAGCATCCACAGCCCTATCCGGTAAGGGATTAGATTCAGATATAATAACACGTGACTCAGTATGAATTTGCTTAGGAAGCCAAACAACCGGAGGTAAATCCGGTTTCCAAGTCTGGTGCCAAAGAAGTTCATAACAAGCTAATGTGTAAAGATGCATCATATACATTTTCCATAATCCGGAAATGTAAGGTGAAACACCTCCTTCAACAAAATATGTGGCTGCTGCCAAAATATTGTTGATAAAATGAAGAGTATAATGAACTTCACGAAAACGCCCAAATATCAAGTGATTAAGGGCCATAGTGTTTCCAACATAACTTTCAAATTGAAATAAAAGAAAATTAGATAACATATTAGTGTTAAAATATTCTTCAAGAAAAGGGGAAATTAAGTAAAGTACTTCAATTGGTAAACCAAGAAAAGTATTTATATACATAATCAATAATGATATGAAAGTCATTTCTCCAAAATCAAGAAATCCTGAGACAATGTCTCTAGTAGGACGTCTCTGAGGAAAAATTCTTTCAATCATTGTAGTAATATATTTCTCAATAGTTTTAAAGACTCCTGGAATATAACAATATTTAACAGGTGCCGAACTATAAGAAATAGGAAAAAAGGTCGCAAACTCAGAAGTAGCGTATTCTGAAGTTTGAGTAAAAAAAACAGCAACTGCGCAACGTTTAAAAAAGTTGAGCATTTTGGGTTTGTTTATAAGGGGGGGGGGTGATAATTTTAGTTATCAATCAGTGATTTTTAGACTCCCTCTATCACAAGAGGTGCGTACTGCACGGAAAAGGAACACTTTTCACAAACATACGCTAGCATTCTAGACGAACAAGTTACTACAACTTGCAATTGTCTAATTCGGTCATAGCCGCATCGCGCACCAGGATCCTCAACTAAAATAACAATTAAAATCGAGCTTTCCTAAACTCAAATCATGCTCGCGAGTATAATAATCCCTTCGTAAAGGGAATATAGGGACACGCTAGATAGGTAAAGGAGACTACTAATATACACAAAAGTGTATTTACAACGTAGGATTAAGTTTCAAAATTGATTTTAACTTGTCTAGAGTTTTGATTTTCTAGTGTCGAGTATATACTATTTCCAAACCGCAAATTGTTCGCTTCGAACAATGTTTGTGTCTGGTGTCAGAAAGTTTTTCAAGCTTTCTGAAATAAATAGTAGAGTACAGTAGTAGCGAAGAGCTACGAATAAATAATAATAATATATATTTTTTTTTTTTTTAATAATAATAATATAATATAATATAAACAATATATAAATAAAGGCCAAAAGGCCAGCTATAGTACAACTTTACTCACAAAAGTGAGATAAAGTGAATACTTGTTTCGAAATAGACTGAGTATAAGTCTTGAGAACTGTAATAAT